CTGTTTAATGTTTGCCATGCGAGCGCAGTATCAGTAGTGACTTGATTGAGCAAACCCCACGCCATTTGTAAATCGTTTTGCACTGCTTTTACAATTTGCACCTGTAAAGTCAGGTCATTGGTGACGCTGCTTAATAGCGGCCAATGTAGCGATAAATCACCCTCGACTAACTGCTGTGTGTTGTGCGGTAAATAAATATCAGCGGTGATGTTTGTTTGCGACAGCCAGTGCAGGCTTAAATCAGCGGCTATCTGTGCTAGCGTTTGCCACGCTAACGCAGTATCACTGGTTGCGTTATTTAATAACTGCCAGGCCAGATGGGTATCGCTTTGCACTGCCTTTACGATTTGAGATTGTAGATTAATGTCAGACGTGACGCGGCTCAGTAACGCCCATCGGCTATCTAAATCATTGCTAATATTTTGTTGAAGGCTGTGTTTTAAATCGCTGTTGGCAATGATGTTGTTTTTTGTTGACCACTGGGCTGCCAAATCATTTGTTACAGCCGATAATGTCGCATTGATTATTTCAAACCCGCCTATATCGTAATTCGTGCCCTGTGGCCGCGTTGTACCAAAAATATCAGCAGCAGGCATGGCAAGCCCTGCGCCAGTAGTTGTGGTGTGTGCATCCTGTGCATTGTTTTTAGCGTTACCTAAATCCTGTAGACGTAAATCAAACGGTGCTGTAGTAATGTCATTAAATACAACAAAATTGCCTGCACCTGAATCTACATCAACCGCTGTTATGTTTGTTAATGCACCAACAGCAGCAGGGTCGCGTAATGATATTGTACCGTCCCAGTCGATACAGTTATGTATATTCCAGTTGATCGTTGGTGCATTTGCCACCTTCTCTGAAAAATCCTCAGATACATCTACACTGCCGCCTAAATCTGTGCTTGATTTTACATTCGGGTTAATCGATATAACATTAAACGCATTGATATTGACCGTGATAGTTGCCTTATCAGCGCGTACAACAATACCGCCGCCTCTGCCGTTCCAGTCGTCACCGTTATCATAGAGTGTGCAAGTGTTTATATTCCACGTTTGCGTAACGTTGTCAGATAAATACGGCTGCGCATGTAATGCACCACGACCCCATCCCCAAAACACGCTATTTTCTACATTGACAGTGCAGTTAATACCGCCTGCATAAATACCATCCTGTTGAGATATGCCGCCGTTTGCATAAGCCAGCGCATTTCTGACAGTTAACACGCCATTGTTTGCAGCCATTCGTATCGCTTCATCAGAGCTACCCGCTGCATCCTGTTTGATGACCAGACCATCAATCACACAACCTGTATTGTTGACCGTGATGCAATGCGCCCCGTCTGCAACTTCAAGTCGATAGTGCAGCGCATTATCAACAAAGCCGTGGTGCCTTGAATCGCCTACGGCAACAATCGTAATATTGTCATCAGCAATAACGCAACTTGCCGTATCTGCTACAGACCACGATCCCTCGATGCTAAGCACGTCACCTGCAACTGCTGCGGATAATGCAGCGGCCAGAGTGGTGTGATTACCGCTGCCGTCCTGTTTAAGGACTAATGCTGCCATCACAAAAACCCACTATCATCACGGCCAAACACAGAGCCGCTGGTTTGCATGCTGGCATTGTCACTAACCGATGGTTTACTGCCATCGGCTTTAACACCAAGACTAACTTTGCCGGTGCTGACATCACGCAAAAACGCCACCGCTGACTCGTATCGCTTTACAATATGTTCTGGTGGTACATCGTACAGATCGTGCCGCACAAGATTGCAGGCGACACGGGTTAGTACGCTAAATTGCTCGATCAAAGGCATGTCATAACGGCTGGCCGTCAGATAGCCATCAATCAGGCCGTCAGCGTCTTCGATAGCACGGTTGATCTGAGTAGCGTTTATCTCACCGACACCGTGTTCATCGGTCAGCTCGATCAGCTCCTGCTCGCCAAAACGTTCAATCAAATCCTGTTGTGTGCAATACGGCATTATTTTTCAGCTTTAAGCAGTGTAAAGGCGGCATCACGCTGTTTAGCGGTGATGTTAATGCCGGTGATTTGCTGCAATATTTTAAGTTCAGGTTTACCGCGACTGGTCCACAGTGCGCTATCTTCAGGGTCTAGCTGTTTGATGGCGTTTTGCAGTTCATTGATAATCGGGTCGTTATCATTCGCGTCCTGGTGTTCTTCAATATCAAACATTGGATCATTTGACAGCGCGTTGTATTGCGCATCGCTTAGTTCACTACGTTCGATAACCGTGGTGCCAGTCCAGGCACGGCCGGCACGACGAAAGCCTGGCTGTTTAACGGTAATACTGATTTTTGACATCTTGCGTCTCCGCGTTTATCTGTAAGTTAGTAATGCGTTCCCACGCAGTGCGTGGGAACGAGGTCGGTTAACTGTTACAGCCTGGCTTTACACTACTGTGCCGTCAGAGCCAAAGCTCAATTGCCAGAAGCCATAAACACCAGTGGCACGTGCTTCAGCGCCAAACTTGTACTCACGGCGATTGAATACGTCATCGTTCTCCAGGCTGGTTTGCGAGACAAATACCGGACGTTTTCGCATTTGCACAATAAAGGGTTTCACCGCTTTGGTCGTTACGTGCAGGAACCAGGCATCAGGGTCGCTCAATGCGGGGTTAACCATCAGTTTTGCTGTGCCTTTGTAAGGGTTGGGGCTATTATCGTCCAACTTATCCGCTTCTAGCAACTTGCGGCCAGCCGCTTCTAACGCAGGTGGCACTTCTAAAGTATCCGGTATCAGACGCAGAGGCATGCCTTCTTTATCTTTAAATTCCATCACCGAGACACGTGCAGCGCCATAACTTTCAGCGGCTTTAACCGGGGTTGCACCATTGAGCTTTTTAGTGCCTTTATTGCTCACTGAGGCACCATTTACGTCGTGATCGGTATCATAAAAATACTGACCATCGATACCGGTCTGAGCAAACGCGCCATTTTTTAAGCTATCGACAATAATGTCGTGCAACTCGGCAGCACTATCACCCGCCATTTGCGCCTGCGTGTTGTAGATGCCCAGGTGATCGTCTTCAATATCGTTACGATCAACCGCAATAGTAGTTTCCCAGTCTTCGTTAATAGCAGTGTATTTGCCTGCTGCCAACGCTTTTACGTGTTTGTCACCGACCCATTTGCGCATCATCGGGAAACGGCTCAACCATGCGTAGTCCTCTGATTTACCGGTAGACAGCACCTCCATGGCGGTTGCCTGCCAGTTGCCGGGCTGGGCTTTCAAACTGTTGTTAAAGATGGTTTTAAGCCCGGTAAAAATGGACTGGACGCTGGATTTATTTACTAACATAGTGTTCTCCTGATATTATTTATTTTGCAATTAACCGATTTGTACCCAAACACCATCGGCATCCACGTCTTTAATCACACCGGCTATTGATCGGGTGCTGGTGCCGTTGTTATCTGCCACGGTTTCGTCATCAACGATATAAGCGCTGCCGCCAATATCTGCACGGGCAATGCTGCCATCGTTGACAAATTTGAAAATGCCAGGGCGGTTGTTAACGGTTAGCGCACCAGCCACGCCAGTGTTATCAACCATTTCATCAGCACGACCTCGGGCAGTCAGCGTGGTTGATACCGAGCCGGGCACGGCATTGCCAGCCGCATCCAGGCACACCAGCGAACCGGCAAAGATTTTAGTGGCGGCGGCCACCGGATCAGCGTAAGTGTCACCAGTGCGAACCGGGGTGTTGCGATCATTGGTTAAAGGCATTATTCAGTCTCCTGTAGTGTTTTTTTATAATCAGCGGGATCAATACCCATCTGTTTGCACACTGCCAGGGCAGCGTCGTCAAGGGTTTCGGTTTCGCTACCGGCAGGTTGTTTGCCGTTGGTCTGGCTGCCTTTTAAGGCGGCAATCGGCTGTGTGGCAGCAAGGTAACTTTTTAACGAAACCAGGTCACTTTGCCCCAGGTTTGTTGCCCACACTTCCTGGTCGGCCAGTAAACGGCCATCAGACAGCGCTACATCGACCAGATCAGCAACCTCGTTATCATTAATCTGGGTTTTTAATGCCGCCAGCTGGGTTTGCAATACTTTCATTGCATCCAGTGTGTCTGAGGGCGTTTCTGCTTTGGCAGCCGCGATAGCGTTATCAGACGCTTCAGCTTTTGTCAGGACAGCTTTCAAAGCTGCCAGCACGTCTTCATCGCTCGCGTCTTTCTCAAGACCGAGTAATGTTTTTAATTTTTCATCCATTGGATTCTCCTGTTGATTGTTAGCTGGATTATTGTTAAGTGGATTGCCCTGGGAAAAATCAAACTTAGCCGCAGCCAGGAATTCAATTTCAGCCATGCCATCGATGGCGGCGTAATTAGTCAGTGCGCCCATGACAATATCGAGCAATTGGCCAGTTTTTTTATTGTATTTAATGACCGGGCTAAAATATTTGTATTCGCCTTTCTCTATATGTGTTTTAGCGGCAGCGGTCCATTCGGGGGTAACGAAAAACCCCTGACCACTTCGATAAACCACATCACTGCCATTAAACCAGCCAGCCGCTGGTGCAGGCTGGCCGTTTTTATCGCTATAAAGGGTCTGGTGTTCGTAATCAATAACGATACGGTCTTTGTGTGCCGCTAGTGCCGCCAGAACAGGCTTTGCTGTTTCATCGGTTACTACCCACGCATCAATCCCGTAAGGGCGACCGTCACGGGCAGAAAAGTTACCCGCAGGGGTCAGCTGAATCTCACCGGTTGCCGTCAGCGAAAACGTACAGGCGGCAACAGCAATGCTGGCAGCATGATTAGGTTTTTCAGCGGGTTTTCTGGATGGATGACCGTACATGAGGCCATCTTAGAGGGGAGGTAACAGTTAGTGACTCGGAAGGGTGTTCCAGAAAGGGGCGTTTTGGTCTTAATTTAAAAAAATAACAACGAAAACACCTTGTTTATATCTCAAGAGTAGCAAAACGCAGCCTGTTATGTCTATTTTTAATCAAGCGCCTCTGTAACGTCTTTCAACTCTAGTTTAACAGGCGACTGGTGAATCTTTGCAGGAGCTTAGGTATGTTGGTCAGGGTTTAATGATGAAATGCCTTAAAACGCGATTTAGACGGCTGTGTTTTTTAGTCCTGCCAGGCAGCTTCAATAAAACCCTCAATGATGTCGGCAATTTTCTGTTCGTCGATCTGGTTTATACCTAATAATTCACGTGCTGGCATAAATTCTGTACCGTAATGATGGTGTACGGCTTTTTCATCCGGTATCACCAGTTCCAGCGAATTAGCGGTGGCATTAAAAGCGGCTCGGGTTAGCATTTCTGGTTCTTCAAATAATATTTTAGGGTGTTTTTTTCTCGCCCAGGTCTCAGGGTAAAGATTTGCCCATAATGTACCATCAGGGGCAACGCCCTCATCCCAGAAGCTTTCATGTCTGGGTAACAAATATTCACCGATGGCAGTAAAAACCGGCTCCATGTCATCGCCCGTTTTTATTAACCGGTCAAAAGCCGCCTGTACTTTTTTATCGTCGTAATTAACATTGATTTCAAAGTCGCTCATTATTTATTTTCTCTCATTGCCACGCTAAACGCATAATCCTTTGTAATACGACACATCATAATGTACAATTTAGCTTCGGGCAAAAGAGCGGGACTGCATTCCATGCGCTCTTTTGAAGAATCCACCGCCTATGCAGAGGCGGTGTTGATACTAATCTTTGGCGTACATCAACCTGCCTTTTCTACCAGAATTTATTCCTGATGTTCTGGTTTTGGGTATAAAGGTCAAACCCACCATGTTTGCCTTGTTCGCATCGAGCACCACCGTCATCGCTTTATCGCTATCTCGTTTATTAACCATTTTAATAAACCGTGTTCTTAATCGGTATTTTCCTGTTCCCTGGTGTTGTTCAAATAACAGCCAGATTTCATCGGGACGCTGAAGAGATTCTAACAACCAGGGTAAATAAGGCGTTCGATCAATATCTTTTTTTAAGTGATCGGCTAAAAAAGCCGCATTCAGTTTGACGGGAAAGCCATGTGCGTTAAATATTTTTTCTGCACCATTAAATTCTTTTATTAAGTATTGTTCTATTTCTGCCGCATCTTTCATGCGCTTACCTAGCAACATTGAGACCGTCGCGGTTAGCCTTTGTGGTCGGTCATAGCTTTTCCAGTCAGTGCTTTGTTTAGGCTTCCAGCCTTTATTTTTCACGCTGTTCCATTCGTTCCATTTTTCCTGTGACAGCTTCTTACCTACCGATGCCTCACCCACATTATAATCCCAACCCGCATCAATACCGTCAGGCACTTTGACAATACGCGGGTTGGGGCCACGCTTGCCAATAAGCTTGTCCTGGTAATTCATCTCGGGCGCTTTGTCTACAGAGGTTTTTCCCAGTCGTTCCATACCTCGTTCACCCAGCGAGTAAACCTTACAGCGACAGCCCCAGCCATTTGGCGGGTAGTGGGTACGCCACCACGGGTCATCATGTCTCAGTACCATGCCACTCCAGGCAACATGCTGCTTGCGCGGGTTAAGCACAAAACCTGAGTGTTTATATTGCCAGTACGGGTTTAAATGCGTAATAGAATCCATTTGTTTGAAGCGACCGGCCATATAGGCGGTTTGCATATTGGTGTTGTAAATCACCCGTGAACGCCAGCCTGCACCGCCGTTATAACTCCAGCCATGTTTTTTTACGATGCTGTCAAAGTTGGCTCGAAACGCTTTATAACCTGTGCCCTGCATCATGGAACTATCAATAGCTTGCTGAAAATCCAGCAGCAAATCATCTTTAATGGCACCGGCCACGACAAAAGCACGGGCGTGTTCACCCTGCCACAAATCTGTCCAGGTGGCGGTGGGCAGTCGAATTTTATCCCGAAAAAACGCCAGCTGTTCTGTAAAAGGCTTGTTGATGACATCAGTCATTATTCGCCCTCGTCAATCTCAAATCGTCCAGTCAGCTGGGCAGTAGCAAACCCCTGTTGCATAATTAACGCCAGTTCGTCTACGTCCATTTTGCTGTAGGCATCCAGTAGCTTTTCCTGTAGCTCATCAAACGACTCACTACTTTCCACCAGTTTTTTTACCTCATTAATCAAACCGGTCATTGCATCGTTTGTGGTTTCGTCCAGCTGTTTTGCCAGGGTATCCGCTACATCATCCGGCTGCTCACCTTTCAGTGCCGCCTGGGCGCAATGTGGGCAAGTTGATTTCAGTGCGGCATCTGCATTGGGGGCTGCCTTGTTTTCATTAACCATCTCAACAGCAAACCCCAACACTTCCTCCCCTTCCTCCGGTTCTGGTATGCCCAGTTTTTTATTGACCCAGGCCACTGGTATTTTTGCCCCGGCATTGGCAAGGGCAGGCAGGGCTTCTGAATACAGTTTTAAATCTTCCGGCTCTTTAGTGTCAAACACAAACTGCGGACAACGCCGCAGGCTGTCGATACCGCCACTGTTTAATAATACAATGGGGTAGACTAAATCACGGGTTAAGGTACGGGCAACCTGTATAGCATCCGATTTAAGCAGTTCGTGGCGTACTTCGTTATGCACGTTACCCAGTGCATTGGTGGAGCTGGCACCGTCTGCCTGAGAAGTCAGGGTGCCGCCTAAAATAGCCTTGGACTGGGTTTTTTCGCACCAGTTAATCATTGCCATAAACGGATCACTGGCTCCCTTGGCGGCATCTTTAAAGTCAATCATCATGCCTTCAGGAATAATACCGGCAGCATTGTGGCCAATGGTGGTGACTGCACGTAATAAGGTGGCTTTTTCATCGTCGCCTGAGCCGGTGGGGTAGGTGCCTAAACGTAATGGCAGGCCATAGATTTCTAAAAACTCGGCTAAATCCCGCACTGAATAGTTTTTAAACAGAAACGGCCAGGCTAATACCCGGTGCAAACCGGCACGCGGTAAAAAACCGGAGGTGGATTTGTGAATGTGGCTTATCCAGGTAAATGGTTGTAACTCAGCCCCATCCATACTGCCGTCGCGCAGGCGTAATTGATCGCGGTCGGTTTTTAATACATTAAACCAGGCGGGCGGACGGTGATCTATATTTGACGGAAGCCATTCTTTACCGATTTGCTGCCAGCGCATTTCTAAATTCGAGTAGGCATAACCGATGGCATCGGCCATATCCAGCAACACGTCTTCAAAATTAGCAATGTCGCCAATAATCTCTTTTGCCAGGTCAGCGGCTTTTTGTTCACTTGCTGTGGCGTTGCGAGGTGGACGTATATCCCAGTTTAAGCCCAGCAGGGCACGTTTGCGCTTGCCCATCTCGGCAAACACATGGCCGTCCTTTTCTTCTATGTCGGCATACAGGTTGCATTGATCCAACAACAAACCGCGCTCGGCATTTTGTAAAATACTGGCAAGGCGACCCGGCGTTAAACCCCGTGAGGGATGGTGAGCAAACTCATTATGCAGCGCACCAATGCGGGAGGTTTGCGACTCACCGCTTAATTCGCCAACCTTAAAAGGCCGCCCGGTGTGATCTAAAATTTTTGATTTAATCATAATTAGTTTTTAATGATTTGTAATTAGTAATTCGTAATTAACTACCATCCTCCATTTTTACCTATACTGTAGTCGTTGTCGTTATTGTCAGCTTCGTCCCAGCAGCTTTGTTTTGATGGCGCAGCCTCAAAAGCAATCGCACTGGCGCGGTTAACCGAGGCAAACCACATTAATGCGCCGGTAATGGCAGAGTCACCATGTCTTATTAAATCAGGCTCTTTTAAATCCCGGCTTTCCAGTTTGGGTATCATCGGAATACCGTCAACCAGTTCCACCGCACGATGATCTTCTAAAATGTTGATGTCTTTGGGTAATTCGATAGCACCGTCTTCAAAGGCATCCACATAAGCCCGCATTTCGTCGGCATACCAACGCCGTGACAAACTCACCTGGTGGATACGATAGCGTCCAAATTTGTCAGCAGTGTATTCGGCAATGGTTTGTCCGGGGCCGGTGGCATCCATGGCTCCACTGCGAAAGTTTGGCAGGCCTTCGATCATTGCCCATAAAATCTGCTCCTGCTGGCGTGTCGGCACGTTGTGCAGCTCAATAGCAAACGGCACGATGCGTTTTAATTGTTGCGTGATATAAGCCGGAAAGATCACACTAAAATGCCGGTGACGGGCAAAGTCCATACCAAACACATGCTGGCGGTCTTGTTTAAGGGTCTCTAAAACCGGATTTAAATTGCGTTTAATCCAGTGATCCGCCCAGTCTTTGCGCTCCCTTTCCGGTTTTTCGGCAAAATCATCCGGCAGAGCTAAGCGCAATACCGGACGCTCTTCTGGCATTGCGTTTTCCACCCATATACCGGGGATGGCAACGCCGGAGCCGTCACGAGGAATGGCATCCAGTTCTTCTCTCATGGCTGATTTTCTGGGGCCATAGGCATTGCGAATGCGGTTATACCATTTCTTTTTACCGCTGGCAGTGGGCTTGTCGCCTGCCATAAAACACACACGTTCATACAGTCCGTTTTCCACCGCATTATCAAAGGTGACTTTATACACCACCGCATCCTCACCGTATTGTCCGGCTTCGATATCTTTAATAAGTTGATTAAACGGGTTGGACTTGCCGTTGTGAGTGGAGATGATGCGAATCTTGCCACCCCATATTAGCAATGCAGTGGCAGACTCAATAACTGCGTCTACTTTTTGGTGAAACGCGGCCTCGTCAATTACCACAATGCCCTGCAAACCGCGAATGTTGGCAGGGTTAGACGACAAAGCAACAATATGAAAGCCCGATGAAAAGCGGATACGGTAACTGGTAATCTGTTTGCTATTACCCTCAGCGTCCTGGTCTTCAAATAAAAACTGCTCGATATCCGACACCCCGGTGCCTTGCGCCTGGGCAATTAAACGCGCAAATTTGGCGCAATAACCAATAAATTCCAGGCCTTTGTCTTTGGTATCACCAATGTAATACACATTATTACCGCCAGCCGACTTTCGACTGGCTGCGGTAATGGTGCCATCATGGGCTTCGGCAAAGGTGATGCCGGTACGTCTGCCCTTACTGGCGACTTTAATATCCTTATCAATACTAATCCACTCAGCCTGATGTTTCATCAGCAGGCCAACATCCAGCAGGTTCAGGTTGTCCGGTATTTCTCTGGCAGCAGCGGGTAGCTCGTCCCAGTCGATAGTGCGGACCGTATCTTTTAATGTTTTCATTATTCGTTACCGTAGAGACGTTGCATGCAACGTCTCTATTTATCTACCGATCAAAAACTTCTCACGCCAGATCTTCACCTGGCTATCATCCAGCCCCATTGACTGAATAATTTGCGTGCCCTCATCTTTCGCCCGGGATAACGCATCACGCCGCGCCTGTTGTTCTATTTTGTGTTTTTCAGCCTGTTGCAGACCGCGACCTAAACCCGGCAGGGCTTTCACCAGGCTGGACAGGCTTTCTTTGTCCGCACTGTATTCGCCGTCTTCAATGGCATCAAGCACAGCCGTCACCGCCGTACCCATAGCGCCCTGCATAATCGCAGGCGCGTCGTCTTCAAACACAAATGCCAGACTTTTCACCATTTCGGCTTTTTCTTTGTATTTGGCGACCTTGTCTTTCAGCTTTTTGGCATAGCGTCCAAGGCTGGAACGGCTGATAATCAAACCCTGGGCATTGAGCATATCAACCAAAGCCTGGTAACCACTAAAATTACCGGTAATCAGCTGATCGTCTATCCAGGCACGGGCTTCTATCGGTAGCTGATTAACCGCACTGTTGCGGCCATTGTAAGCAGCAGGTATTTCAGGTGGGCGATAATCCGGGTTATGTATTTCAAGATTGTGATCCACGCCAGAGCACAACCAGTCAACCCCTCCTTTACTGATTGCCGCCGCCAGCCAGTTAACGTGATCGACTTCGATTAAGTCAACTAACTGCCAACTGGCCAGATAGCGCAGGCTGGTGCGGACTTTTTCAATTGTCGGTTTTAGCTCCACGTCATTTTGTAGCAGGTTTAACAGGGCACGCTCACCCAATGGCAGCGGTTGATAACGCGCCAAAATTTGCAGGATACGTAGTCGTCTCAGTTTTTCTTTATGTTTGCTCATTGGGATTTGTCGTCTTTCCTGCGGTGTACGCTGATTTCTCCAATCAGTTGATTTAAGTCACGGCTAATACTGGTTATCTGGTCGATGGCTTTGCCTATCAAATGCTTAAACTCACTAATGCTTTTGTCGAGATCCTCGTTTCTGACATAGTTCATGTGCAGATCGTCGCGGGTTTCTAAAATGAGTTTCTCATTGCTTTTTTGCTCATGCTCAAGCTGGCTAAAGCGCTGCATGGCATCCTCTTTGTTGTTTTTAATCGCGTGATATATAGCTTTACTATGACGCTCAATTAAATAGCGCACAACAGTCCACGCCAGCCCCAGCACTGCCACGCTTACCGATACTTTTACTACCCAGTTAATATCTCCCATGTTGTCTCTACCTTTTGTTTTTATATTGTTTCTGTTTTTGTTCTAGCGCATAGCGGCAATCGATGCAATGTACGGCTTTTGGTTTGGCTTTGAGTCTGCCAGCGGGGATTAACACGCCACACTCCAGGCAAATAACCCGACCTTTTTCATCTTTTAACTGTGAGGGCAGGGTTTCAGCATTTAAAGTGTTGTTGATGGCTACCTGACGCTGGTGCATCTCCAGCTCTTTGGCTCTGTCTAAATCATCCATAATGTAACTAGATAGCTAATCGGGTTAAACGTGCAGCGGTTGCGCCCAGTAGCAGCACATCCGAGATAGCCATGGTAACGTCTGCTCCGGGTATGGCCAGCAGGGTAGCAAGCGACTGGCTGAGCTGTTTGGCGTTGCGATCAAACACCCGTAAATCGGCCTGTAATGCAGGTGGCAACTGCTCAAGCCCCGGCTCAATGATAAATCGCGCTTCCAGATAGGCCAGTTTGCCCTGGGTAAATAACGTTTTAAGCTCATCCGCTTGAATTAATACGGTTTTTATATCGCCATGTCGGTCAATAATAGCCTGAGCCGTATCCCGTAAGGTGTGCAACTGCTGGTTTAGTATAAGCAAACGAGCCTGCTCCCCTGTGCTAAAGGTATCCAGATTGGCCGCCATGCTCTTACTGATCGCGTCCAGCTCAGTGCTTAGCTGCCCCACCGAAGTCACCAGCAATGCCGTGTTGACGGTGTAATTAGCTGCTTTGCAGCCTGCCAGTAATAACGTAACGATAATGGCGAAAATAAACAGAGATTTTTTAAAAGTTTTCATAATGTACGCCTTAAATTGTTTTTAGAAGGGAAACACCCATCGAATAAATCGATGTATTAATTCAATGCACCAGTTAGCCCCGTGGGTGTCTTCGGGCTGGTGATACGCTTTAGTGTTAATGTCAGGCGCTCGGTGGACAATACAGAGACACGATCATTGGTATCAGTGGCGGTAACAGCATAAGCATAATCGCCATCCGCTACCTGCGATAAATCATAAACCTGTTTACACTCAGTAGTGTTTTCACCCGCTGGCAAAAACCCGCCTATACCGTCTTTTTCGACAAAAAAGCTCACTTTCGCGATTTCGTTTATGGCTAATACGGTGCCGTCTTCACGTTCTACCGGGTAACTGCAGCTTATGGTTAGTGTGGACTGACCGGGCAAGGTCGGGTCGATGCTGCCTAAATTGCCAGCAACGGCGTAGCTGGTGGTTATTGCGAAAATTAACAGGCTGAAAAATGCTTTCATGTTTGTACTCCTAAGTGGTTTGGGGTTAATAAATGCTGTTCGGGTATGCCATCAGGGCTTTTAAGCCATGCGGACACGTCAAAACCCGGGCAGGTTTTGCCTGAGTCAACATCACGATGACCAATGACCTTTAATTGCTTTTTAAATCGGATTTGAAGGCTACTTATCAAACCTTGCAGTGCCTGCCATTGCAACCGGGTGAATTTGTTATAACCGATCAGGCAGATGCCAATACTGCGGGTGTTGTGACCTTTGGCGTGTGCGCCAGTCTCATCCAGGGCGCGGCCACGGCGGATAGTGCCGGTGGTTTCAATCACGTAGTGATAACCGATGTGTTTTAAATGCGGAGATACATTGCCGTTGATGTTGCGTTTAAACAGGCGCGACTTGTGCCAGTCGTCAATGTCCTCAGCCTGCCAGTGTGCGCCATTAGGCGTATCCGCGCAGTGGATAATAAGGCTGTCTATTTTGGAGGTCGGGCGGTGTTTGCTCATGCCCTGCATTGTGGGGGAATGCGGGGAGGGTGTGGCTCGGAAGAGGGTTCCGTGTGGGTTTTTAAGGGGTTATATTAGGTTAACCCTGTTGTGGTTTTGGTGCAAGCCCTGTAAGCAGGCTTAAAAACAAGGCCGCCAACGGCAGCCTTGTTGGTTTTAAAGCTATACCTTAGTATTGCAAGCGGAGGCAGCCTTTTTTATCTCCTGAGTCATTAACTCTGGGGACATTAAATTATCAGAAATATATATTTCTACATTTGATTTATTCGGTCCGTCAGGGCGAATAGTGAGATAATATGAGCCACCGACGTGTACATCTCCTATTATTTCCGAATACCCATAAGATTGATGGAGTTTGTGGCTTAACCCAGCAGCATTTAAACTTTTCGTTATATTGTGCGCTCCCCCCTCCGTATGATCTAGTTGTCTCGACAGGCAGGCCGATGCTTGTTTATGTGGTTGCTTTATTTCCACTTGCCCTTGAATACCCAGCGCTTGTATCTCGGACGGGGTAAGCGCGCACCCCTGAAGAACTAAAAAGGATGCTGTAATAATTGGTAAAAGACGTATTTTCATAATATGATCCTATGTTTTATAAAGAAGCTCCCTGTTACGGGAGCTTAATTGATTTATTGTTAACCTGCTTGGTTAATCATTCACTTCTGCCTGTATCGACTCACTCAACGCCTTAAGGGCAACAAAATACTCCCGCTGCAGTAAGTTTAGCAGCACCGCGATATGGTCGCGCTCGTGCTCCTGTATCGCGCCACCGTCAGGGTTCATCATGTCACTTACCGCTTCCCAGCAGATGCCGATTTCGTCCATGCGGTCGAGGTGGTCGAGGCTTTGCTTGTTCATTTTGCCTCCTTATTGCTTAAATGCAATACTTTGGCGCGTTGCTGCTGCCCAGCCAGGTTGACCGGTGGCGCAATTAACTGCGCGGCTTCCATTTCGCGGCACTTTTTGCCGATGGTGCCAGGGTAAAGGTCGAGCAGTTTGCCGATTTCCTTGTTTTTTAAGCCCATCTCCTTGTAACGCTTGATCTGCGCCCATTGCGGGTTGACCTTGACCGCTATTTTTTGCAGTTGGCAGATGGTGCGGTTGGCGGTTTTTAGTTGTTTTTCTAAAATGTCGCTGGTCAGGGTGAGTTTTGGGGTGGGCTGTTGCTGGTTTTGCTCTAAAAC